AAGAATTTATGATTCCGGATTCACTATCGGATACGGCAAAATACCCGTTCATAGCACCTCTCTATGACATTCTGGAGACAGAAAGCGGCATTACTGTTTACGGACGAAGCACATCACAATGCGGACTCGGCGTGAGAACCTATCTCTCGGACCGATTCAATAACTGGCTAAACACTGAGTGGATTGATGGGTCGAACGGAATCAATGAAATCACATCAGTCGATGTCACGAGCGGTCTCCTGAGCATGGATGCCCTCATTCTGCAGAAAAAAGTCTGGAATATGCTCAATCGGATCGCCGTCTCAGGCGGATCGTACAGAGACTGGCAAGAAGCCGTATATGGAGTGAGAGTAAGTCGGGCCGCAGAAAGCCCAATATATGTTGGGGGTATATGCGTCAGAAATCGTATTCGACGAAGTCGTTAGTACCTCGGCATTCGAAAGCGGAGATACCGGACAAGAACCACTCGGGTCACTCGCGGGAAGAGGCCGCGAAACCTCAAAACGAGGTGGGAAAAACATCAAAATACGATGCGAAGAACCATCCCTCATTATGATTCTCGGGTCAATAGTTCCTAGGGTCGATTATTCTCAGGGAAACAAATGGTGGACGCGCCTCGACACAATGAATGACTTCCACAAACCGAATCTCGATCAGATTGGCTTTCAAGAACTACTCTCTCAGGAAATGCACGGAGAGGCATGGAGATATGATACGAATTACAAAACAACAGACTTCAGCGTAGGAAAACAACCAGCATGGACCGAGTATACCACAGAAGTCAATGAAACATTCGGAGATTTCTCGGCCGGAGAGGCACTCGAATATATGGCCTTCAATAGGTCTTACGAGGTAAACAGTGGAGGGGTAATTGCCGATGCGACTACATACATCGACCCGCAATTATTCAACAAAGCATTCGCCAACTCCAGACTCGATGCAAAAAACTTTTGGGTCCAAATCGGATTCGACGTGATAGGTCGCCGCGTAAAGAGCGCCCGGGAAATTCCTAATCTATAAAAAAATGAGAAAAGCAATCTATGCATACAAACCGACACTGAAGGTTGATGCAGTATACGAAGCAGAAGGATTAGAGATAAAGCTGAGACGAATTACCGAAACAAATGAACCTCTCGCGGGAGACATTCCAATCGTTTACACAAAGAAAACAGATGGAGTACTTCCAGCCTACGATATTCGAACAGACCGGTTTGAAATCGCAAGGGAAGCCATGTCAAAAGTCCAAGAGAGCGAGGTAGCCAAAGAGGCTCAGAGGATGGATGTCTTGAAGCCTGTCGAAAAGGCTCAAGAGATGTCAGAAATCGAGAACAAGGTCGATCCTGACAAATAGGGCAATGGCCTTCGTAAATCGTCATGAGTGAGCCCCCCGCTAAGCGGGGGGTAACTCTCTCGAGCTCACTGCGGTAGACGATTATACATTTATAACAAGAAGGTATCTTGATTTTTTTTAAAAAAAAAAGTGAAAAATGGGAGCACTCTTATCCACACTAGGAGCCATTGGGGCCGGCGCTCAGTCTGTCGGTCAAGTGGCAAGTACCGGAGGTGGTATTCTTGGATTGTTTGGAATCGGAAATAGGAAACGGGCCAAAAGACAATTAGAGAACCAAATTAAGCTAAATGAAGCCGCAAATGAATCCAACTACCGTTGGGGAGAGAAAGCGGCGGAAAACGCGTTTAAAAGGCAAATGGAAGCATATGAAAGGTCCTACAAAGACCAATCTTATGCAGCCATGCGAAAGCAAATGGAAGAAGCCGGTCTTTCCGTGGGGCTTATGTATGGCGGAAGCGGCTCCGGAGGAGGCAGCGGATTTATGACTCAGGGACCCATGGGACAAGCTCACGGGGCTAATGCGGGAGAAGCGGATTCTCCGGCGGAACAATGGGCGATGAGAGCCAATCAAATCGAAATGGGCCTAAACCTCGCCAATCTGAAAAAACAAGGAAACGTCCTTGACACTCAAAGTAACAAGAATGCAGCCGAAGCTGAAAAGGCACAAGAGGAGGCCGAAACCGAACGAAAACTGAGGCCAGCAAAAGAGAAAGAACTGTTCTATGTCGGACGAAACGAATACATCGACAACCTCCGAAAGATGTTCGAAGATATGGATTCCGAATCGGAAAGGTGGAGTCTGGATGCATACGACGACTTCTACGGAGACCACTCAATTACTTCGAAACGATTGCCAACGAAAAAGGAAAGCGCAGATATCATCAAGGTTCTTGCCGAATCCGAAGAGAAAAAAGGGCAGGCCGAAAACGCAAGAGCGCTGGCAGGACTCAATACGGAAGCGAAAAAGTACCTATTCACCAATGCACTCGCCAACCTGATGCAAGCAAGCGCAGCGGAAATGTCAGGTCAAGCAGCTCTGGTCAACGCAAAAACGAACCAAGCCGCACAAGTACTCCGAGAGCTCTCACTTAAGTACGAGTACGGTGTTGAAGCAACACCGAAATTCTGGATTGACGTGGCAATACGCGGGCTATCAGCCGTCGCAGCCGGAGTCGGTGCGGCTACAGCAGCCGGAAGAATTGGGAAACTACTCGATAAAGCAGGTAACCGCATAAGCAAAACAACAACGCAGCGATACGACAAAAACGGTCGTCCTTTGGGTTCTTCAGAATCATGGCACGAAACGTTCGATCGATCTATCAACAATGCTGGACATCAATAAGGTGTCCTGCGGACGGCATATCGAAAATCGGTATATATGGGGAAAGAGCCAAAGAGACGGCTCTTTCCTTTTTACAGAGGTTTTTGTACGGCCTATCAGCCTTACGGCCGGCCTATATCAGTCTCCACTGTGTTCCGACTGATTAATGGTGTCTTCGACATGTGTTTATATCCTAAATTAATAAGAAACAAGAGGTATCTGCCGAACAAGAAAAACGGTGGACAAATACCATATTGCGATGATGAAAGAAAAAAGATTGTGGCAATTGGCTGCGGGAAGTGTATAGAATGTCGCAAGAAGCGAGCAAACGAATGGAGGGTGAGGTTAATGATTGAACTGAAAAATCATCCTTGCAACGCACATTTCGTAACAATGACCTATAATGACGAATCACTAGCAAAATTTGAACAAGAGGACGCATTAAACGTGGCAAGTCGGAGTATCGAATTATTCCGGAAGCGATGGTATAAAAAATTCAAATGCGGAATTAAACACTTTTTAATATGCGAACTAGGCGGAAACGACTCACAAAGAATGCATCTGCATGGCATAGTGTGGACTGACAAAAGCAAGGAAGAGGTAGAAGAGGTATGGGGGTATGGATTCGTAACTTATGGCGAATTCGTAAACGAGCGAACCGTAAATTATATAGTGAAATACATCTTCAAGGTCGACGAAAAACATCCGGACTTCATGACCAAAATATGGGTATCCAAGGGAATAGGTCAAGAATACGCCAAGAAGGAAGGTGCTAATTTCAACAAATTCAGAGGCCTCAACACGAAAGATTACTACAAGATGCCATCAGGACTAAAAGTCGCACTACCAATCTATCTGCGAAACAAAATATTTGACGACGACGAACGAGAAATCTTATGGATACAAAAACTTAATCGAAAAAAAAGATATGTATGCGGGGAAAAAATTGATATATCCACAAAGAAGGGCATCAATCTGTATTTCAAGTGCCTACAATACCATCAAGAGAGAACAGAAGCTTTGGGTTATAGTTCTGACGTTTGGGTAAGAAAGTCCTATAGAAAAAGTTTGGAGAAACTAAATGAAGATAGTATATTTGAAATGTGATTAAAAAACAACTAAAAATCAAAACCATGAAAATCTATCAAGTTTTGAAAGTGACAAAAGAAGGTAAGTATCTTGTCAAGACATGTCCTATGTTGAGAAGCGCTATCAACTGGGCGAAAGAAACCGTCGCAAATGCAGATGCTACTCCGGCCGAATACCAGTGTACGTCAAAAAGAAAATTAGAAGACGGCTACTTTTACGTAAGCGTGCGCCTGATGCACGACGGGTACGCGATAGATGCCGAAATATGGAAAACGCAGGTATATCATGAGTAGGCAGGCACTCGGTGAGGCGCTCAAGGATCGCCTCGCCAAAATTCAATTAGAAAAACAGAAAATCCTCGAACAATTATGGAACACAGAGTTCGCAGAACAAAACACACTGGAAAAATGAGGCGACATGGAATGTTCACCGAAAAGGATAATCTACCACAAGACGACGGTGATTGACGAGGACGGAGTAGTTATTACCAAAGAAGAAATCAATCAATCCATCTACAAGACCGTAAAAACTCACACCGAAAGAAAAACAGACAATCAGGGCCAAACACACGTATACACCATCCGTGTCGTAAAAAGTATGGTGTTCAATTTAAATTATTCTAACATGAATGAAAAAAGCAAAGATTTTTTCGAATCCACAGGATGGACGAAAAACAAAACAATCATCGCGGTGATTATGATCATCTGCGCCACGGCGGTCGCGCTGCTTACAAGCTGTAATGCGAAACAATTCGTCAGCCAATCAGCGTCAACGTTCAAAAGCGGAGATACCGTTGTCACAAAAATCACGTATGAACAGGTCGGAACTATCAAAAAGTAAGCCATGAAGAAAGAAACTATCTCTCTATCGCCAAAAAAAGGGCTAGACGTAGTCGAAAACGAACGAATCGAGGAATCACCCTTCTCTGTCTGCGGGAATAAAGAGCAAGGGTATGTGCTTACCATTGGGAAAAACATGATTTCCAATCGAGTATTCAGCACAAAAGAAGAAGCTACGAGCTATTGCAAGCCCGGAGTAATGACGTGGAATGACCTCTTAATAGCCACGTCGATTATCGCAATGCACGTTATTAACAATCAAAAACACAAAGAAAAATGAAAAAGACACTCGGAGGAGAGAGGTTGGGTTCCGGGAGAAAAATGGCCGTGGAGCTCGAAAACTTCGGTCGAAGTTCAAATAACCTGTCAAAAATCGTGAGAACCGACCAGTCATTCGCAACAATCGTACCTTACTACTGCGAAATAGGACTGACAGGCGACACATTTTATATCAACGAAATCGAATCAATCATCAGAACGCTCCCTACGAACGGACCAATATTCGGGTCGGCGAAGTTCCAAGTAGACGTATTCTGTGTGCCTATCCGACTCTATATGTCTGCGCTGCATAACAACGCATTAGGAATCGGTCTGAAAATGGCTAACATCAAATTACCTAAACTATGGGAACCCGTCGCTCCTAACACAAAAGTCGGAAATGAAAAGACGGACGAATATTTCATCAAACGACTGAACCAATACAATCCATCGTCTCTTCCCGCGTACCTCGGAAAACGAGGATTACCTTTCAACAGAACAAGAGCATCCGGCCAAATCAAAAGGCAGGCACTCTTCGAATTAGCCT